AATATTTATACTCAATCTTTGTCAATTCGAAGTCTTTTGATATTTTTTTGCATATGTCATTCTCGTCAAATTCACCACAAGAATAAACATCAAATTGTATTAATGCAGGAACAGGTTCGTCCCAAGTGTGCATTACGATGTGTGAAGTTTCTATGATTGCTGCAACTGTTAAACCTCTGTTGCCAGGTACGTCTAAATATTTTGCATATGGTCCCATTAGCACTTTCATTCCTATTGAATCTACAAAATCCCTCATCCAATCCGTGATGTGTTCTTCATCTTTTGGTGGACGTTTGGATTCGGCGCGCACAATTAAATGTTTATGTACTAATAAATTAGTCTTCATTTAAAGCCAAATATACTAAAACTCCTACAATTACAATAGCTAGGCCTAGAGCTTCCATTATTTAGGTTCTATTATCTTTCCAATAGTTGTGGATCCATCAGCATTATAGATTATTTCAGCTTCTACTTCACCACACATAAACTGTTTATTATCCATAGACATATTACGACTAGCTTCTCTCTTATGCTTTAAACATTCAGATATTGAATCTTGAATTCTATGTTCTACTAATTCTCCATTTATAAATAAACAAAGTGCTATAACTGCTTGTAACATTTTATTTACTGCCACCAATATAACCGCCAATAACTCCGATTAATCCTGTAACAGACATCTTCATTAATGTAATTACACTTTCATCGATTGGACGATTTTCTTCTAATGCTACAATGTAATCTCCAATAATAATAGTAGCTAATAAAATTAGAACACCAGTTGTAATTAATAAAACTACAATATCTTTAAAATTTTTTATCATCTATTTTCTCCAATACTCAGTTATTTGTTTCCATTCACACTCAAAATCTTCACAAGTATAATCGTATTCCTGGAAGGTCCCTGCGTTAATGCCCGTTTCCATTCCCATTGCTAAATTTAATATCTCTTGTTGCGTCTTTAAGCTTTTCAACATCTTTTTTTAACTTTTCAATATCATCTCTTGCTGCTTCCAGCATAACTTTAACGTGTAAATTTTCATCTAATAACTGTTGTTGTTTTTCAGTATCTTCAGCCAAAGCTTCTAATAAAAAAAATTGTTCTTTGTCAACAGGTACTTGATCTGCCTTTTTTAGTAAATCTGCTTCCATTAACTGAAGTCGTGTCTCTAACGTATTGATGGTATTAGTCATACCAATATACATATAAACTGCAAAACCCGCACCAGCAATGATCATCCCGATCGTTTTCAGATCGGTCTTTACTGCAGTCTCTTCATTTATCTTCGACATAAATTATTTATAAAATCCGTCAAAAACCCAATCAATAAATTTTTGCCACTGTTTTTTAAACCAGCCCATATTTTCCTCCGTTAATAACAATGGCTCACCTTTACAAGTACAGTCCATACAACCACATCCACATTCTGTTTTGTCTCCAAAAAATCCAGAACCTTTACAGTGACATTTATGGTCACAGTCTTTGCAATAAGCTTTCGCCATATTTTCCTCCGTAGTTTAATGATTAATGCGTAGATTACGCGCGGGTATTAGCCGTTTATATCACCCCAGTTTGATCCTGATTCAAAATCAACTTTATTTGGTACGATTAGTGTAACAGCATTTTCCATAATTTCAATTATTTTTTTAGCCTGATTTTCAGACTCTATTGAAATATCTAATTCATCGTGTATTTGAATATGTGGTATTATTCCTTCATTATATAAGTCTAACATAGCTTTTTTAGTCATATCTGCTGCGGATCCTTGTATTAATTTATTTAAAGCTTTGTAAGTAAATGCTCTTTTAATTCTTCCACGACCATATGTTCTTTCAGCTTCTTCATAAGACATAGGTGTGTGCATACCAAATGTATTTGGTTCCCATTTATCAAATCTACATTTACGACCTAACAAAGTTCCAATAGATCCTGATGCTTGTGCGTGATTAGAAGTTCTATTCATTAAATCTTTTACAAAAGGAACATTCTCGTGATATTTATTAAATAGATTATCTGCATCAACTTTACTTAAACCTAACTCAGCTTGTAGTTTATTTTTACCCATACCATAAAACAAACCAAGATTAATTGTTTTAGCTTGTGTTCTAGATATGTCAGCCATATCTGCAACTGTTTGATGAAAGTCTACAGAATCATTTTTAAATTTTTTTACAATATTAATTACTGAATCATCAAAACAAATTGGTTCAGTAGCTGCTGCATAATGCACAACTAATCTAGGTTCTTGTTGTGAATAGTCAAAACAACCCCATTTGTGATTGACTTCAGGTATAAATAATGATCTAATCATTGGCCCTAAATCCTTATTTCTTGCAGGAATTTGCTGTAAATTTGGATTAGAATAGCTAAATCTACCTGTTACAGTACCACCTTGATCAGATCTAATAGGATTAATATCTGCGTGTATTCTACCTTTATACTGATGTTTAATAATTGTATCAATAAACGTAGTATGTGCTTTATTAATTTCTCTTGCTTTCGCTATTAATTTAATTGTAGGATGTGGATGTTCTGAAAGGAAATTTTTTGTAAATGAAGGTAACTTGGATTTCGAAGTTAGTTCGTAAGGTAAAGCAAGTTTGTCAAACACTTTGGCAATACTTCGTGCTGCCCATATTTCAACTTCTTCTCCTGTATGTTTTTTTACTTCTAGGAGCAACTGTTTTTCTTCTGTATTCAATTGTTGCTTTAGTTTATGAGCTTTTTCAACATCTACTCGAACGCCTTTAAATTTCATTTCAATTAAACAAGGAAATAATTCAGTTTCTAATTGATAAATGTTTTCTAAATTTTGTTTTTTAATTTCTCTAGATAATGTTTTAAATAATTCTAAAGTTAATTCAGCATCTTTTTCTGCATAATTACCTACATACATTGCAGGTAGTTTATACATTTCTGCTTTAGCATCTAAACCAAAAGATTCTGCTGCTTCTTTTAAAGCTTTCTCATCTTTAACTTCTCTTAAGTATTCAAATGAAATACTGTTTAACGTAAATGAAAATCTATTTTCATCAATCAATGATGCCATAACCATTGTATCAACAATCATTCCATTGATTTTAAATCCGTATGCTTTTAACCAACATACGTCATACATTGCGTTATGAAATATTTTTGTAGCAGGTGTTTCTAAAACTTCTTTAATCCATTTTAAAACTTTTTGTCTATCCATATTACCACCACCTTCGTGTGCTATTGGATAATAACCAGACCAACCATCTACTGCTATAGCAAAACCCACTATCTCACCCATACCTTGTATGGCTCCTGATCCTCTTGTTTTTAAATTTGGATCTTTAGTTTCTAAGTCAATTGCAATATATTTATATCCTTTTAAATCAGGATAATTTTCTGGTGCTGACCATTCTGTAGATGCTTCAAACATTATAGTATGCTCCAAATAAATCTTTCAAATGCTAAAAAATATGCAAATGTTGCCAATGTTAAAAAACATAAATCAATCCAAGCTTTAATATTTATCATTTCTTTTTCCTTTATGACATTTTCTACACATAAACGCGCAATTGTAACTCATATTTCTTTTTTTACATTTAACACATTTATATTTCATTTCTTCCTTTTCATATCTTTTATCTTTTTTATCTCTAGTTCGCAATAGTGAATTATTTTTTCTAAATCCTCTATTCCATTTTTGTTCTGGTACCTACAAACGTACTTCACAACGTTCCCCTGAAAGAAGCTAAGATTATTTTTAGATATAAATTCATATGGTTGTATGTGAAACAATTTATAGTGACTCCCGCCTATCTGTTTTTCTTGTGGAAATGCTTTTTCAAACATATCTTTTGTTGTCATTATATTGGTCCTCCTATGTTGTATTGATATTCTGATGTTGGTTGCATCAAGAATAAGTTATGTTTTGCTCTTGTTACACCTACAAAAAACGTTCTGTGTTCTGGATCTGCATTGAACTGTGATGCTTTATAGATAACTCTATTGAGATCTAAAAACAAAACAACATTGTCTGCTTCTTCTCCTTTTACACGATGTATTGTAGATATTTTTATTCTAGGTTTGCTCATTAGATCATCACCTGAATTCAGTAATACTTTCATATAATCTTTAATG